ACTTTTATGTATCTGGCCTCTCCACTCGTTTGCAGCCTGACATTACAGGTCAAGCACCATGCCAGATAATCATCCTGACACGTTGGCATCCTGACGACATAGCTGGTCGCCTTATGGAAACAGCCGATTGGAAGGAAGGATTGTGGAAACACATAAATTTTCAAGCCATATCCAATGAGCCGATCAAGGGAGCAAAGCAATCTCGCATGTCGCTACCTACAGATCATCCCGAATACATGACATCAGCCGAAGCATCCAAGCTTACGAGCTCGAAACGGTGGGTTTACAAGACAGAACGCAAAGCATTGTGGCCCGAAAGATTCAACATCGAAGAGCTAGAACGGCGCGAGAGACTCAACCCACGAGAGTTTGCCTCTCTGTACCAACAGTCACCCTTCATCGAAGGTGGTAACATGATCAAGTCGCAATGGTGGCGTACATACCCTAGCGATATGAAGCCAGAGCAATTCAACTCCCTGATCATTGCGGCTGATACGGCGTTTAAAACAAAGTCTACATCCGACTATTCGGTTATGATTACGATGGGACTCGACAAGTCGGGCGACATCTACATTGTAGACATACACCGTGACCGCTACGAGTTCCCTGATCTAAAGCGTAAGATGATTATGCTCAACAATCAGTGGCGCGGCAAAGGACTTCGAGGCATCTACATAGAGGACAAGGCTTCCGGTCAGTCTCTTATACAAGAACTCAAGCGTGAATCTGGCGTATCGGTCATCTCGTACAAAATATCTACAGACAAGGTAACTCGACTATCAGCCGTACTCCCACTTATCGAAGGGGGTCGAGTGCTCATCCCCGAAAGCGCACCTTGGCTAGATTCATTTCACCAAGAATGTCAGTCGTTCCCATCGGGAACATACGACGATCAGATAGACGCATTATCTATCGGGCTAGATGTCCTGGCTCGTACACCGTCAACAGGGGAGTATTACAAGCCCCCATCTTTCACAGACATAAAACCGAACAGCCGAGTCTTCGCCTACAAGTCTGACCTTAACAAAGGAATGATGTGGCGAAATTGGGGTGAATAATGAGGACGACTAGTAGGTAAAATAAAAGGTAAAAAGAAGAATGGCTATATCACCAGCATCTTACAAAGCAGAATACACACCAGTCAGTGATGGTATTGTTGTTGACCTTAGTGGGCTTGAGAACAAGTTTCTCAACTACCAAGACGTATCTTGTGATCTTACTGATGAGCAAGAACAAAAACTTGTAGACTATTGTAAGTCTGCAATGCAGATGAGTTATGATCGCATATCGCGCCGATACACTCATTGGAACGAAGCAGACCGCGCCCACGATGTATATGTGCAGCCTGGCGCGACGACGTTTAGAGAAAAGGCCGTTATTGCTGATACACGAGCGATTGCTGATACGGTCCTAACTTACATGATGTCAGCACTAACAGGCCGCAATCCGATGTTTCAATTGGATGGTCTGAACAGAAAGTCACATAAGAGTGCTGCTGTTTTAGAACGCTTATTACATCAGCAGATGAGGCGTACAGGTGCGGAGGCTCGACTTGCACAGCATTTACTCGATTGTATCAGATATGGTTTCGCGCCGACAAAGATTACGTGGGATAACTCCAACCGAACCAACCAAATCACAAACTTCGATCCGAGAAGAGTCTTTCACGATCCGAGAGTCCAGTGGGGCGATTGGGATAAGATGCAGTATATCATCTTCTCCGATTACTCTTCCTATGATGCCCTACTACAATCAGGGATGTACGAGAAGCTCCGAAAATATCCGGCGCTCCGCAATCGTATCTCGCCCCCGACTGGTGGCTGGGATGGACACCGTTGGCATAAAGAAGCTGGTCGAGGATTAAGCATAGACCCAGCAGAGCGCAATCGACGTGAAAGTGGTGGTACTTATTTCACTCTAGGAGATAGCCGAGTAGTAGATGAGATGTGGGTACGGCTTGCTGGTTATGAGGTAAACTTACCTCAGATCGACAGTCTATACATGATTGTTTCTGTTCTAGATGAGAACGTGATTATCCGTTGTCAGCTAAACCCATACGGAAGACAATTCCCAGCAGTGATTGGTGGTCTATACCACGATGCTCATAAAACGTATTCACAATCTCTGTACGATTTACTGCTACCGCTACACGACATTGCAACGTGGCTCCTTCGATCACGTATCGACAACGTACAGGCGGCACTATCTAACCTGATTTTTGTAGACCCGACACAAATAGCGATTGGCGATCTGATTGACCGCAATCCGCATGGCATAGTTCGAACAATGCCAGGGGCGAAGCCAGGTGAGGGTGTCTTTATCAGCCAAGTTCCAGACGTAACTCGTGGGCATTGGAACGACATCGAAGCGATGTCTCAACTCAAACAACGTTTATCAGCAGCTAGTGATGCTCAACAGGGGATGCCAACAGCAGAGGGTGGCGTAAGAACGGCTACAGAGATTCAGCGTCTTACACAACTTGGGTCGCAGCGATTAGGGACATTATCTCGCGTTATTTCATCTACATCTGTTCGTCCGATGGTTCGAATGATGGTGTCAAACGTACAGGACTTCTTTGCTTCAGAGGGTTCTATCAGACTAAGCGAGAATGATTCAGCCGCACCAGTGGCAGATATGGTTCAAGATGGATACCTAGATTTTAACATCAAGGATATTCAAGGCGACATAGACTATCTCGTGGTCGATGGGACACTTCCCTTAGAGCCTACACGCAATGCCGAGACTTGGATCAACATGCTCAAGATACTGAACGAGACAGGTATGGCGATGGAGTACAATTCTGGCAAGGTAGTTGAGGAAGCAATTAGGGCTATGGGCGTTAGCGACCTAGACCAATTTAAGATTTCAAAAGAGCAACAGGCAAAGGGACCAACCCCATCTCAAGAGATGATGTTGATGGAAAAGGCGCGAGGTGCGTCCGTTCAGCCAGCCCAAGATATTCAGCGAGAGGTTGAAAAAGGTAATTTAGTTCCAATGAGGGCAGCACAATGACCAAGGCACATTCAAGCGTTTGGGCTAGTCAAGTAGACCCAGCTATACGTGAATATATAGACGCTAAGATCAGCGAAGAAATAAAACCTTTTCGGGACGACATAGAGGGTCTTCGCGGTGCATTATTAGCCCTAAGAGAGACAGCTAATTTTAATTCTGGCAACCTAATTGGTCGCCTAAACAATATGGAAGAATTGCTTTCAATGTCTGCATCAAGGGTAGCTAAGTTGCGTACATTGGCGAATGAGGAAACATAATGGCAAGAACCAGAGTCCCATCCGAACAGCTAAATTTTAGGAGTGCCAACACTGGTACGCACCTACTCGACACGTATTTAGAGGACACTGAAAAAGGTGGACTTACGTTACCTGTACTTCTTAGCAAGCTATTTGACGACGCAACAGGAAACATAGACGCTTTTACATTTACATATGACAATACAGCCGGTGCTGAAAAGATGTTTCTGAAGATTGGTACTGATGGTGCTGTAAACGAGATAGCATCATTTACCCAGCTTTTTGCTGATCTAAATAGTTTCAAAGCAACCGCCCTATCTGACATGGAAGTAAAACGCGCTGATGCAGAACAAAGCGCAGCCGAAGCATTAACTTCCGAGAACGAGGCCGAGACTGCACAAGCGGCTTCCGAAGCAGCAAGGGACGCTTCTATCGCGGCTAGGGATTTATCACAGACCTATGCCAATCAAGCTTTTCAAACAACGCCCACTGTGATTCAGCAAGGGATTATTATTGCTCAATTACACGGCGAACTATTCAATGGGAGTAGCTTATAATGCCCAACATATCCGTATCTGACCAACAGTCTCTAGCTAACGAACTCTCTACTCGTTTGCAGAATCTAGGTGCATCCACACCAAATGCTGATCTGGTCTATCTCACGAGGATGATCGAAATCTTTAACGGTGCTGCGAACCTTAGTGCCGTGTCTGCCGAGGGTACAACACAGATCAACGCTGTTGTTGCTCAAGGTAATACAGAAATCAGCGAACTACAGACTGAAGGTTCAACCCAAATAACGGCAGTACAAAATGCGTCTGCCACCGAGCAAGCGGCTCTAGATGGACTACAGACGAGCATCACATCGGCGTTAAACGCCTTTCAGATGTCACCGTCCAAAGTCTTTTTCCTTTCTCAAAGCTAAACGAGGTAAAAAATGGCAAATGGATTACTAGGAAAAAAAGTCGTAGGGAGCCGTGATACTGAGGTCGTTTACACCGTACCATCAGCTAAAGTGGCAACTTACAACGTAAACGTGTTGAACGATGGGGCAGTAGCCGCCAACGTTAATTTGTATATTACTGACAAGACATATCAGACAGAGGACTTCGTATCATACGGAACTCCTTCAAATGCTACTGTCACTTGGACAGCTTCAGATACAGCTAACACAGTGGACTTGATGGGTGTTAGATCATCTGTCCTTGTGACTAGCATGAAGACTACACCAGTGGAACCAGCAGCAGCGAACACTGCTTCTGATCCAATTCAAGCAAACGTAATTTTTTCGTACCAAACGCTAACGAATGAGTTACATCATGTAGCTCAAGACAGCCAACGGAAGGGAAATCCAATCACGTTCTATAATGGAACGGATTTATACCTTCGATCACCTGACGATGGTAGCACGTATACCATAGATAACTATGTGACTTCTGGCGGTGCGGCTACCCAAACAGCATCAGGTTTTGGCATGACCGCAAATGACAACATCTTATGGGCATCTGCACAGGATGGGCCTTGGGCTTTAGCTTATGTTCAAGGTGTTCCAGGTTCGGCTGGTTCTTTGATCAACTCAATCACAGATTGGAGAGCTAACGCAGCGACTTACAACACAGCGTTTACTTGGGGTCTAGGACAAATCACAAAGATTGCTGGGATTAAAACCAATGAAGAGAGATTTATAGTCGGAACCTCAACAGGTTTTAACTATATATCAAATGACGACACACCAGAAACACAGGCTGAGTTTACATCAAATGCGATGTCACCGCCAACTGGCGTATCTGGTTATATGATTGGCGCGGCTGCAATCGCAACGGACGCAACTGATGGCAAGCTTTATATAGCTTACTCAGGTGGCAAAGTGGCATATGCAGACTATACAACAGCGTCACCTTTTCCGACTACTGGTTACAGCGTGTTCGATTTCCCAACAGGGGTAACATACACAGATGTTGTGGACATAAGAACCGAAGGTGCAAACTTTGTAATCGTGGTTGCTGGTGGTCAAAAATATAGCTCTTCTGATTTAGGGATAACTTGGACACAGACTAAGAGCTACGCAAAAATGCCTATGTCAATTGGCGTAGCATCTATCGGCGGCTCAAATAAATACATTGATATTGATATGTCGGGCGCGGTTCCAGAGTACACTTTTGTAAGGGGTATGACATATCGGATTCACCAAATCGCTACTAGTAACAACGGTCATCCACTTCTCTTTTCTACAACGGCTAACGGAACTCACGCTGGTGGTACTGCATATAATACTGGTATGACCTGGCAGATGGGTAATCCATCGGCTACTGGTGACTATACATCGGTGACAACTACTGAGTCAGACTGGACTTCAAACCACGCAACATACAATGGTGAAGTTCGAGTAATTGAGTGGACGGTCCCATCTGATGCTCCAAGCACACTTCACGTTTTTTGTTCAAACCACAGTGGCATGGGCTTCCCTGTTTCAATCGTGGATGAGCCAGCAACAGCACCGCATGACGATCAAACATTGCTAGTTACTCAAACCATTTGGACTGACACTAACGGTGACGCTAATCGCAAGTACGATCTTATGTTCAACGGCGAGAGCTACATGCGTGAAAAGCGTTTCTTCGAGCTACCGCAATCAGACAAGTTCGATAAAGCAGAGATAGCCTCAAACGAAATTTTAGAGCGAACCGGAATTATGGCTTCGGCTGGTGAGCAATTCGTAATCACTTCAGACCAAGAAAACGTAATTGTAAGGGTCTACGGCATAGAGGAATAGAACATGGCTAAAAAAAGACGCAGTTATCAGGTCAACAGTACCGACTATAATGTAGCTGGTGGTGGGGGCGGTACATCGGGCGGCAATGTTCGCATGATGCAGAAATCCAACACTGCTGTTGCTGCTGGTGGCACAGGGATTTTATACACTCCTGGGACTAAACAAGTCCCTAACCCACTCAAGTTTAACTGTGAGGCTGGGTTAGCGTTTCCAACTGCGTCCAGTACAGATAGTACCGTTTACTTTGAACACGCATTTGAAGCTCCTAATGCTCAAGTCGCTTTAGTTGGAAGCAATCAGACTGACGAATTACCTACTGGTTATTCTGGCGATCAACCCGCTGGTATGACCTTCAGTACCAGTCAAGATACTGGTGATGGTGGTTTTGGCTATGTGCAAATTTCAACAGCTACTCTTTCTTCTGGCGGTGCTACTGGCATTTACAAGTTTCGATACTCTGTGGATCAAGGCGGCTGGTCGCGTTCTTACATCGACTACGAAATAAACGTTTGGCCTGCGAACACAACCCCAACTCAAGCTAATAGTAGCATTCTTGCTAGTACAATAATTCAGAACACGGCTTCTCCACAGTATCTTACCGATACAATAACTGGCTCTCAAATTCAGGGTTATACTTTAAAAGATGTGTCTGGTTTTACGACAGGTGTTACCCCAAAAGTAGATGCAACAAACGGTAAAGTGTACGTTGAAAACGTTGGTGCTACTGGCACAATCGGAGCCACAACTCACGCTTTCACAGTCGAAGTTGATATAGGTGAGTACGGTAAAATTGATTATGCGTACAGTGGCAGCGTTGGGTACGGCGACCCTTACGGTTCGGTGTACTATGGCCCAGCAAATGCGAGGACATATTTTTCTAACAATGCTGGCCCTTATGATGAAGCGCAAACACAACAAAGTTACAACAACCTCAATAAAACTAGCGGCGCATTAAAAAGATATTATAACCACTATTCCGACACTTCTCCATACTCATTAAACGATGGCTATGGGTGTGAATTTTATGAACAGATGTTCTCCATATACAACAACGGTAACTATGCAAATGACGGTAACAAAGGTTGGATGGGTCCGTTAGGGGATGCTTACGATTGGTGGAACGCTGCTGCTAATTATAAAACTATCCGATACCGTTGGAACGTCCCTAACGGAGTAAACTCTGTTTGCATGGTCGCAGTTGGCGGTGGTGCTGGGGGAGCATATCAATGGTCGTCTGACGGTGCTGGCGGTGGAGGTCTAGCTTGGATGAATGGTGTTTCTGTAGTCCCAGGAGAAACCCTTGAAATTGGTGTCGGTCTTGGTCGTTACAGTGAGTCAAATGTCGGTAGCTACGGTGCTGGTAATTCTTGGGTAGCTCGACACTCAACCAATGCAAGTGTACGCGCTGGGCAGACTATTATTTTTGCTGGTGGTGGTGGCTATCAAGCATACAATGGTAACTCACCAAACGGTCAAACTTATAATAGTTGGACTATATCAGGCTTAACCCAATACAATAGAAATAACACCTACAACTTTGGAGATAGTCGTGACGGTGGTGGCTGGTATATAAATGCTACTGAGGGAGTGGGTGTAAACGGTTGGCATTACGGTGGTGGTATTGGTTCTAGGGATACTGGTAATCGAATTGGTGGTGGTGCTGGTGGCTATCGTGGCGATCATAACAATTTTGGTAGTGACCAACCTGGATATGGTGGTGGTGGTGGATCAGGCTTCTACTATTCCTCGACCTATGGTCAGGGCGGTGGTGGCGGCACTGGCCTAGACGGTCAAGGCTCAGACGGAAAACAAGGTGGCGGTTCTATTCCAAGAACCGACGCTCAAGCTGGTTCTGGTCTGGGCGGCTCACAAGGGGCTTGGACTTCTTACAATAATGGTTCAGCTAATTATCTGGGAGCTGGCGGCGGTGGATCGGGTGGTTCTCGCGGCAACTACGGTCAAAGCCAGTACGCAAATTATGAAGTAAATGGCAACAGAACTAGAAACGGCGGTCTACACGGCGGTGCTGGCGGTGGGTCAGGAACAAGTCAAGGTGGCGGTAATGGCGCAGCTGGAGGAGTACGCATTATCTGGGGTGTCGGCGCAGACGGTACGGCACGATCCTTTCCGTACACATACTGCTCCGAGAAACCTACAATGAAATATAACGGAGAATAAGCAATGGCAGACGTTATTGACAGAGATACTCTTTTAAAAAATATCCGTGTAGTTCGTGACGAAAAGCTTGCATTAAGCGACATTGATATGCTTCGCGCAATAGAAGACGCTTCGTCATGGTCGGCTTTTAATACAGCAAAAGCTGATTGGGTAACATACAGAACAGCTTTGCGAGATTACCCATCTACGGTTCCAGATGAATACGAGGACGATCTTTCTGACGTTCCAGCAATTCCAATGGCTCCAAATGAAGACTCAGTATCAACAACAACTCCAAGCAGTATAGAGGACTAGAATTTACAATGACTATGAAATTTATGACTTACACTGATGCGTTCGGTGACACTCAATACCTAAACCCAACAAAAGTAATAATGACTACAGCCCACAACTTCGGCCCTAAAGACGAAAACGGTATGATCAAAGAAGATAACAGAGGCATGATGATCGGCATGGGCTTAGATGGTTTTGTAGTATCCAGAGGCGAAAAACCACAAGATTTTATGAAAAGACTTTTGGAGCATCTTGATGGGGGTTAATAGCCCCTTTGACATTCCCATACTCATTGAAGACATTGAAGATGGCGAAGACATAGCGAAAGAAGTGTGCGATGCCGCATACGACTTACGAGATAAAGACCCTCACGGCAAACTAATAAGCCATAAGTTTAGAGAGTACAAAAGGGCTGAAAGCAAAGAGGAAATGGAAAAGCATGGCTACACAAGTCATGGCACATTTAATTTAAAAGAAGACCAAAGGTTTCACAGGGTACATACAGCTACCGTAGACGCTATGGCGAAGTATCTTACTCATATGAAAAGCTGCCATCAGTTTCGCCTAACAAATTCTTGGGTATCAATATACGGACATGGCAGCTTTGCTCCCGAACATGTGCATCCTTTGTGCCATTTAAGTTGCGTATTCTATGGTGCTGCTTCTGAAGGAACTGGTGAGTTAGTTTTGAAAAATCCAGCACAGGATGTCTACAACATGTTGTACGAGGGTGGCGATACGGACTTATTTACCGACTTGTATAATGTATCACCGAGGGCTGGACAGATAGTAGTGTTCCCATCTTTTATGAAACACTACACGAAACCCCACATGGCAAACGACGATAGAATTATTTTTAGCTGCAATGCAAAGCTTACAAGTATTCTTCCATAAGGGACGACACGTAGCCAGCCAATAGGGATAATGTCCGAAAGGAGTTGTCTATGCCAGCCAAGAAAAAAGCATCTAAGAAGTCCATGCCTTGCAACAAGCCGAAGCGTCAAGTTTCCGGTGGTAAGAAGTTTGTAGTTAAGGCGTGTTCTGGCGGCAAGGAAAAGATAATTCGTTTCGGGGATGCCAACATGACGATCAAAAAAGGACAGCCCTCTCGAAAGAAATCCTATTGCGCTCGTAGTGGTGGGATCAAAGGTAAGAGTAACAAGCTATCAGCTAACTACTGGTCGCGTAGAGCGTGGAATTGCTAACATGGGTGATCTAAAAGTTCCAGTGGCCTTGGTGTTTGTAATCGTCGCACAAACTGTGGGTGCGGTATTTTACCTATCCGAACAAGCCCATAGGATTGAGCACCTAGAAACTTCGTTAGCGAAACTCGACACTGATGTTGAACAACTATTCCTAGACACAGGAGATTTAATAACCTTTGCCACATATACAGAAAATAAATGGGCAGAGGCTTACTCAGACGACATGACATACATGCGTCTTTTCGGAACTAAGAAACCCCCAGAACAGGAGAACTAAAATGCCAACAGTAGGTAAAAAGAAATTCCCTTACACAAAAGCTGGTAAGGCTGCTGCTGCGAAAGCTGCTAAGAAAACTGGCAAGCCTATGAAGAAGAAGAAAGGCTACTAATGAGCCTCTATCGGAATATCAACAAGAGAAAAAAAGCTGGTACGTCTAGGAGTAAGGCGAACTCGACTATTTCGGATGCAGCTTATTCGAACATGAAAAAAGGATTCCCAAAGAAGAAAGGAAAAAAAGGTGGCAAAAAAAGCAAATAAAATGAAAATGAAAGGGTGTGGTCCAGTCAAGCCTGGCAAGGCTCCGATAACTAAAAAGAAATCGGGATTGAAAACACAAAAATAATTTATGATTAAAACTGACCTTAAAGAACTCATTGCTTTGTCAGAGAGCAGAGGATGGGCAAAAATTAACGAAGTTATGCAAGACGAAATACTACAACTAGCTTTAAGCATGGCTCGTTCACCTGACATGACGCAACAACAAATGGATTTCCAAAGAGGTGCTATTTTTGCTGCTGAACAATTACTTAACGTGCCAACACGTTTGATTCAAAAGATCGAAGGTGATTTGGCGTTAGACGAAACTATAAACTCCGCTAAGGCCGAGAAAGGATTAACCGATGGCTGACAAAGATTTAGACCAAATGGCTCGTATCGCTGCAAAACAATTAGGCGGCGAAGCACCAAAAGAAAAAAGCGCACCAGCAAAGGACGCTACACCACAGGAGAAAGCTGCACAGGTAGCATCTCCACAGACTGAGGGAGACAAAGCTAAAGAGGCTGCTGTTCTTTACAAAGTTAAAATGGGTGATAGCACCAGAGAACTTACACCTCAACAAATCTCTAGCACTTTTGAGAGATACCGTGATTTGAATCACAAGCAATCACAAGTTAAGCCAGTCATGGATTTAGCTGAGAAAATGATGAGCGTGGGTGGGATTGATGGTGCTCAAGCTGCGAAGCTTATGGAAGCGTCATTGAAAGCAATGACCAAATCTCCAAAAATGGGTAGAGCTACACAAAAACAACCTGGCACTGCACAACCACAAGTTCAAGCCCAGACAGCTAATCTTGATAATGAGTTTGCAAAATACGAAGATGAGAACGCCATATCTCTACCACCTGGCTATCGTGAAGCGGCTGCTAGAATGGACGCTCTTGAAAAACGTATGGGTCAGCAAATGAACGTTATGCAGCAAATGACTCAGAGAATGGGTCAACAAGCGCAGCAAGGGGTTCAGTCTTCTCAGCAAGCACAAAAGGATCGGGTGCAAGTCATTCGAGAGTCTATTGGTCAAAACCTAGATCAAGCCCAGGCTGCTGCTGGTTTACCAGACGATGCTCTTCAAGATTTCCAAACGTATGCTGGTGAGCGTGGATACACCGCCGAGGACTTTGCTGATCGCGGTTTGACTATGAAGGTTGTTCAAGACTTTGCAAATCAAAGGAACACACCGGAATTTAAACGGTTGAAAGATCAGTCTTCTCGTAGGCAAGCGTATCTTAAAACTCAATCTGGAAGTCCAGCCGCACCTATGGCTGCTCAACCTAAAGAAGATGGCACAATGGCTCGTATGGCGGCTGCTGCATTAGCTAAAAGAAATCCATAATTAGGGACGACACACGGCTTAATTTCCCACATATTAGTATTTGAACGGACGCTACGGCTTCAATGAAGTTCAAAAAAATCGGGAAGTGAAAGTCGTGTGTTTCCCACGACCAACATTTGTTCCCCCTATAAAAAAGAAACCTAAACTAGAAAAGGAGACTAGCTATGGCTGGTATTCAAGGTTTAAGGGGTACAGGTCAGTTTAATGTAGACTTTCGCCCTAAGAACTACCGCGAATTATATTCGCTGCTCGAACCAAATGGGTCGGCTCCGCTTTCAGCGTTGTTGGCAATGACTGGTTCTGAGGCTACAGACGATCCGAGTTTTCTTAATTTTCGAGACGAATTGCCAGATCGAAAATTGTCAGTGGATGGCGCAGTAGCTTCAACATCAACAACCGCAATCACAGTGGACGCTGGAAACGACAACTTGTTTGCCGTATCTGGATCAATCATTGTGAACGCCTCAACTGGCGAGGTAATGAGATGTACTGCTGATTCAACAGCAACAGGAATGACTGTTGAAAGAAATATCGGTGGGACTTCACATACTATCGCTGATGGTGCTGAACTCTTCATTGCTGGTACAGCATACGAAGAAGGTAGTGCATCTCCAACTGGCGTGTCTTTCGATGCTGTAACTTCCGAAAATTTTACACAAATTTTTCGTACAAGTTTTACAGTCACCGAAACGTTACGTGCAACTAATCTCCGCACCGGAGATAAAGAAGATGAGATGGCAACCAAGGCTCTAAAGATGCACATGATGGACATCGAAAGAGCAATGTTTTTCGGTAAGAAGCATGAGACAAATGGCTCAACTGCTCAACCACGCCGATTTACAGGTGGTCTAATCAACACGCTTTCAAACGTTATTGATCGCTCAACAGCATCTAACACGATGACTGAAGATCAGTTTGATCGCTCATTGATTGAAGACATCTTCGCTTTTGGTTCAAAACAGAAAATTATGTTCTGTGGAGCCAAGGTTGCTGGACACCTTCAAAAGTTCGGAAAAGACCGTTGGAATCCTCATATTATTGATGATACCTATGGCGTGTCAATTTCTGGCTATGAAACGTTTGCTGGTACACTTGGAGTTCATCTTCACCCACAATTCCGCATGATCCCAGGAATGGAAAATGCGGCGATAATCATCGACTTCCCATTCTTGAAATACAGATACATGGAAGGTCGTGATACTCAATTGCTACGTGATCGCCAAGCGGCTGATGTCGATGCGGTCAAGCACGAGTATCTATCCGAGTGCGGTTTAGAACTTATGCAAGACAAGGTTCACACCTACATCAAGAATTGGGACTTAATCGCCTAATATAGAGCGATGAGCGAAGATCATTAAGGGCGGCTTCGGTCGCCCTTTTTCGTGGACGACTAGGGTGGGAAAAACACGCATAAATAAAGAGTACACTAATTTGGAGAAATTTTATGGTTAAGAAACGAGCACGTACAGATAAAGGACACTATGTTAAAGACGATCCAACCACTGAAAAAAACGAAGCTTGGGTCGATGTTGATGACAATACAACCAAAAAAGCTGCACAGAAAAAAGCACCAAAGGCAGAACCAAAATCAGCATATGAAGTATTTATATCTGCTGGGGAAGAAGCATCAGTTTACGAATTACGTGTAGGTGACGCTCGTATTCGAGGCGCATGGGACGCGAACCGAGTTCATGTATTTTGGAAAGTACCAAGGGACATGGTTGAGCTTACCAAGAAGCATCATCATTTCTGGTCTGGACGAATAATATCAACTGAGGATTGATCATGGCTGCATATACAGAAAATTCTGCATCAGCTTCTAATGGTGCTGGGACATCAGGAAGTGCTACAACGTCAAGCGGCTCCTCAACAGCTACTACGGAAAAGTCTGTTGTTAAACCATTTGCGGCTGGCGTTAAAAATAATTCCCCCCTCGAAGACCTTGTAAGATCAGCCCTAGTTCGCGCTGGGAACTTCTCACCATCTAGAATTGATGGAGAGGTAATGATGATGATGATTGAGCTTGCTAATAGGGTCATAGATGAAATTCGAAAGAATCCCTATTGGGAAGGTGGCGACATTGATTACTTCAATGATCCTACTGAGTGTCGAGCCATACCGGATATGGTTATGATTGATGGTTTGACTGCACATTATTTGCTTCAGCAAGGTTCTGACAAAGCAATGGTATTTTTGCAAATGTATCAAACCAATCTATTCGATACACTTCATTACTTATCGCATGGAAACAAACCATACACTTTTAAAATAAAAGATGGCGGCTCGAATAGACGGTATTCATAAATGACAAGACTTAGTTATGCTCCAATAGCGATTAAGAGTGACGCTACCACCTATTACGGTTTTCGTGGGATAGATCGCTCTCGTGACATTACATCAATGGAAACGCAAAAAGAGCAAAATTTTTGGAAACTTGAGAATTGCTATGTAGATTATCGGGGTCAATTAATTCGTGATCCTAAGTTTTTTTTACACAGTGGTTCAAATCGTTTTCCAGTAAAAGCTTTGCGGTTTTATAACCGAGAGGGTGTTTGTTACGCTGAAGAAGATGCAGCCAATACACACCTGGCATCGGATCGGGGGCATAGGGTCGATACTGCTTTCCCCAAAGGCGCAATAGTTACAATGACAAACTTTAAGGGAAAGGTGCATATCTTTTCTGCTGATACACGTATGTACCGATATGATGGTTTTCAGTTTGATACCGCCACAACATCTATCACACCTTCGTTTGGTGTTCCGATTCAAAGACGATTAGCGGTAGCTGGGTTTAAAGATAGACCAACTGTTATAGAGTTTAGTCGGGTTGATAACCCTGACATCTTCCTAGCGGAAGAGGCGATTACTGAAGAGGTGACAAGGGCAGCTTTCATTGACATCTCAAATCTTATTGGGACAGCCGATGAAATTACTGGACTTGGTACTTTCGAAGCTAACCGTTTAGCAGTGTTCACTAAAGACCAAACACTTGTTTACATCATAGACCCTGACTTCGAAGAGTGGCAGTTAGACTCTCGTGCGAACCTTCGTATCGGCTGCATTAGTCACAATTCAATTGTGAACGCTGGATCGGACTTGTTGTTTTGCTCACGCCGAGGAATCCATAGTATTATGAGAAGCGAACAGAACGGCATTACCATTGCTGAAGCTTCTCTATCAGATGAAGTCGAGCCGCTATATCAAGAGCTTGTTAAAACAACACCAGACCCAAAAATGATTTCGGCGGTGTATGATCCAGACACTCAAACATATCATGTGTTCTTTCCTAGAAAGGGCGGTACTCAAACTAAGCGTTTATCTATGAACTTCCGGTCTGGTTATGAGATGGTAAACTTCCAGCTAGGTGACACATTGCTGCCACGTTGCGGAGCCTTTTTAGGTGGTCGATTAATGTTCGGAACATCCGATGGTGTTTATGAATCTACTGATCGAGTTATCCAACAAGACACTGGATTATCTGATCTACGTCGTTCCCCTATGATTGGGGAAACACCTGTTTTGTGGCTAGGAGATTTTCTCAATAATAAACGAACTCATTCGCTTATTATTCAAGCGACAGGTAAGGGCAGATTTTATGTTGATGCTCTTGATGATTCAGAAAGACCTATGACTACAATAGAGGTCAACTTAGATCGGATCGCTGGTGATCCACATTGGGGCGACAGTCCCTTAAAAAATGACTACACTTTTCCATTCAACCACATTTTCAGAGGTGTAAGATTAAGATTTCGCACCGAAGAAAAAGATGTCGATACTGATGTTACGATTATTAGTTTCGCGTTCTTAATGCACAAAAACAAGTAAGGAGAAATTACATGGCCCGATTAAAGGTATTATATCCAGGCAATCACACCTCATCGGGTAATATCGGTGCGGATATTGAAAACATAGTTCGTTATTTAAACTCAAGTGAGCTTGGCGATCAAACACTATCAGAGCTTTTGAAAAAGTTATTTGATGGTGATGGTATTCTACAAGCACCAGTCGAGTTGCGAAACGACAACATTCAAGGTCTTCAGTACCGAGTAGGTGAATACACTGAAGCTGAAACAGGTTGGAAGCAACTAGCAACGGTAGCTGATATTCGAGGCGCAAGTGGTTCCGACGTTGGAACTATTGGTGCTCCACTATTCTCAGCTAGAACAGACATTGTAATTAATGAAGCGGATAGTGATGGTAATATAGCTTACCCAACTGGTAGCACAGTGTTTAATTATATCCATGAAGCTACAGATGCTATTGTTCTGTATGTCAACGGCGCATTAGAAGCTACAGCAAACTTCTCTAGTTCGCCAACGGCTAACACTGTTACTCTTGCAAACGCCACTCAAGCTGATGACCTTCTCACAATATACAAGGTTCAGTCAGCGAATGACTCAGGCTTCACTCGTGAAGACGTTTTAGCTGGTACATCTCAAGCGGTTTTCCCATTTGTTCACAGCGAAGATCAGCGTGTTCTTGTTTATAGGAACGGTGTGTTACAGAGGTCGGGCGGTGTTAATGATTATACTCAACAGCCAGCCAACTCTACTATCACTTTTACGTCTGCTTTAACCGCTGGTGATTTAGTTACATTTATAATCGTAGAAGACACTTCACAGGTTCGAGTCTCAGGCTTAATGACTGAGGACAAGTTTACTAATACTGACGGTCTTATTCCTTTCGGAAAGCTTGCAATTGCAGATGCAGACATACCAAGAGCTAAAGTCGAGGGTGTTACAGAACTACTTGCAAACAGAGGCCGTGTTTATGTTTCTCCATCGGAGCCACAAAATCCTAATGCTGGCGACCTTTGGGTTGACACAGCATCCTCTCCAAATGTTTTAAAATTTTACAACGGAACAGGTTGGCTGTTGACCAGTCCCGATACAGGGATTCCAGCTTTCGGCACAACCAACGCGCTACAATTCCTTAGAGTCAACAGCACTGGTGGCGGCTTAGAATTTGCTGATGTTGATTTTACTTCGTTAGTTCCAAAAACTTACATCGGTGCAGCAGATGGTGTTGCTGGTCTGGACGCGACAGGTCGTCTTCCAATTAACCAGCTTCCAGATACGTTTGCTACACGCTCATTTTTCTTTCAACAATCAGGATCAATTACAAATGGCGATTATGTAATTACTCGCGCATTTAAACAGAATGTTCGAATAGATGCAGTCGCGGTTAAGTCTTCAAGTGGTTCGGGGAATATTCAATTGAAGATTAACGGTATCAACGCTGGTGATGTTATTGCTGCCTCATCATCACTTACCGAGCAAAACCTTTCAGCAAGTATCGCCATTGATGCCGTAACAACTTCGAAAGAAATTTCGTTTACTGTTACAAGCGCGAACTCACTAACTGATATTGAAGTAACATTGGCGGCGGTTATTACGAATGTATGATGATCTAACACCCGAACAAATGCGTAGGATTGCAGCGTCTTTATCGGACATGGGGCGTAAAGGTGATACGCAACTTGTTCATGTAAATAAAAAAGAGGTCGAGCTTTTAAAAAAGCTAGGGTCTGGTACTAAAAATCCTGAAACTGGATTGTTAGAGTTTTATCAAGAAGACGATGAGGACAACGGTGGTGGCTATACAAGTTTTTGGGATCACTTCGATGGTGGTGGTCCAGGGCAAAGTGGTGACACTTACGATAACGACAATGATCCCAATAACGAAGTAACAGGAATAGCTCGTGTTTCTAATGATATGGCTGGGGCTGGTCATGCCAACAATGGCTTAAATGACGATGACAGCAGAAACGATGACAAAGATTACACTTATGACAGTTTTGGCGATACGTTTGACGGTGGCGGTGTTGGTATGTCTGGTGACACATACGGACATGGTGACTTTTCTAATTTAGACAAAAACGGTGACGGTCATATTTCAAGGGGTGAAAGTGGTAAAGGATTGCCAGGTGGTATTGATGGAGACAATGATAGTCCCTTCAAAATGGTGGCTAATGTAGTTGGTCTAGTTGCAAATCCTGTTGCTTACCTTGGGGCTAAAGCAGCAAACAGTTACTTCGATAAGGATGGTGACGGTTCGATGTTTACCACTGGCGGTAAGTTCACCCTGTTCGGTGATGGTACAAACACAACTACTGGTAAAGCCAAAGCAATAACAACAACAGGAAGTAGTAACCGAAATAACAATGAATCAACTCAATCAACTAGTGATGGCGAAGTAGATCAGACTGGTGCAGAGGGAGAAGAGTCTACTTACTCTCAAATAAGTGACTCTGTTCAATTCAGACCTACAGCTTTTTCTTCGAGGCCAGAAAGACGAAAGTTTATAAACTATGACTATTCTGATGGCACTGGAAAACCAGTCGGAACTTATAACGGAAACGCAAAACCTTTTCATGTAGCGACAAGCCAAGATAGTATTGATGCTTATGTTGTTTCTGAAACAACATCTAATGCTATCGACAGTATGATTTCGGCAATGCCAACCGAGATACAAGATCAGTTAAACGGCGAAATCTCAGTACAGCTAACAGCAGATAATAAGCTGGCTCTTTTTGTCGGAAACGATGACTCAGGATATGTTGAAGCTACATATGCCGCCGATGACACTGGTATGGAAACAGCAATGAAAGACGTTGCTAATATGCTTTCATACGGCGAGGCTAGTGGCGACTTAAATATAGACGCTGGATATACAGGTCGTGTTAGGTCTGCCCAACGTTTTAAAGGATACAGTGATTCAGACTTGTCTAACCAATTAGCCTTATTGAAAAATGAGGGCGAGAGTTACGAACAGGGCGATCCTTTATATCTGTTGTGGCTTGAGAGACTGCAAGAGTTGGAAGACGAAATTTCAAGACGAACAGGTGACGCTGTAACGACGACAGCACAGTATTCTGTTGATGGTGTTACTCGTTCTGTTCAAGAAAACGCTCAACAAATGTTTCAAGCTTAATAAGGGACGACTTGCACTTTGATAAAAGGTTAAAGTCTTACAATATATAGGAGAATTAATATGCCATTTTCAGCAGCAATCTTAGGTTCCGGTGATGTTTTTGGTCCTAACACTGGAACTAGTATTTCCAGTCGTAAAGCGGCTAGTGCTGCTGGGGAAAAAATAGCTGATCAGGGACGCTACGGCGACACTATGGTTGTCCATGCTTCACCCTTCACGATGAAACTTTTGCAAGACATTGGTGGTGCTAGTTCGTTCAATCCGAAAACAGGTATGCTCGAATTTTATAATGTCGATGACATGATGAAAAAGAAATTAGGAATGTAATTTGTCTAGGGAAGAAATGCGTTTAACTGAAATAGGTGAAATTGTAGAGTGCTTCACTCGTAGTTCTTACTACTTGGATAGGTCTATATTTCTTCTAAAGAACTCAGTTATTCCAGCCATTAACAATGGTAAGTATCTTCCTTGGTTTGATAAAGAAAAGAAATTGTCGGGTGTCGTCACCTACGCATTTCTAACAGATGAAGAGAAAGAGAATAATGAATTTGACGGTGATGAGGTTTTTGCCAGAGATAGCGGTGACAACCTTCATTTTTGTCAGTTTGTTTGCAATGGAAGCAAGAGGGATGTTTTGAAGTTTGTTAGGTTCATACAGAAAAGCCTTTCACACCAGTACCCCGACATTCCAATCGCAACAGGAACTAGAAAGAAAAATGGCTCAAGTAGACCGGAGCTTTGGTTTAGAAAGGAAGTGGCATTATGAGCCGTTATCAATTGTGGAATCCATTATTACCTACCCTTGGCATACATCAACAAGTTTTTTGGGACAATGATGGTGGCAGTAGCAGCAACAAAAGTAGTAAGAGTAGTAGTAACAAGAACACCACAACTGTTGAGTCTGGTGACACACTTTCTGAAATAGCTGAAGCTAATAATATGTCTGTTGCTGAACTAGCAGAACAGAACAACATTACAGATGTTGATAATATTCAAGCTGGTCAGACTCTCAACATATCGGGTGCTAACTCAGGTAGCTCAACCTATGCTGGTGGTGTTGGTTTAGGTGGTTCTGGTTCTAACAAAAATAATAATAACAATAATAATAATAACACCGATATGTCTAATGCTACATACTTCATGGAC